ACTCCCTAACGTCCGAGACTTCATTCAGCAAGTAGGTCGAGCCGCTGAGCTTCGCGGTTGGGTTCGGAATTGGGCGGGCCGTGTGTACCAGTTTCCGAAGGCGGAATTCTCCTATAAGGCCCCTAACTATTTGATCCAAGGGGGGTGTGCGGACGTGGTGAAGATTGCCATGAACCACCTTGCCGAATACTTAAGTGACAAAAAGTCACGTATGCTTCTTCAAATTCACGACGAAATTTTGTTTGAGGTTCATGAGTCAGAGGCGCACATATTGCCAGATCTAAAGCGCATTATGGAGAGTGCCTACCCATACAAGTACTTGCCGCTCACTTGTGAGGTGATGACTTCCAAAAAGTCCTGGGCGGATAAAGAGGCGTACCCTATCCTCACAGAATGAGCAAAAAGGCTGAGACCGTGTTTCGTGAGAGGATCCGTCCGTATCTAGAAAAGCTCCCCTATACCTGCGTGGTGCCTATCCAACAAAAGGCGATTCGCGGGGTACCTGATTTTTTGCTTTGTATTCGCGGGGTGTTCGTTGGCCTTGAACTCAAGAAAGACGGAAAGACCCAGCCCGATAAGTTGCAGACGTGGTGGCTTACGAGGATAGGTGAGGCGGGCGGGCAACCTATCGTGGCGTGCCCCGAGAATTGGAAAGGCGTGTACGAGTTTTTAAGCGGGCTTGCGAATGGAACGCTAGGTGAGCCCGAAGTAGTGCCGAAGCGTTCAACACACTAAGGAGAGAATACATGTTTAAGATGACGTTTCAGCAAATTCAAAATGAAGCTTTGGTTACGGGCCTTCGGAAGTTGGGCAACGTGTCGGGCCTTCCTCAAAGCGTAGGTTATGACATCATCAAAGTCATTCGCCTGATTGAGCCAGAGTTGAAAAATTTTCATGAGACCATGCAAAAGATACAGACTGAAAATCGTGAAACCCACGCTGTGCTAATTCAGATAGGTGACGAGGCTCAAAAAAAGCTAGCGTTTGATGAGTTTGAAAAGAAAGCTCGTGTAGCGATTACTGAATTACTCGACTTCGAAGTCACGATTGGCTGGCACAAAATCAGTCGCATGGTGCTTGATAAAGCGGGGCTCACCCCGTTTGAATTAGAAGCCGTTGAGCCTCTCCTTACAGACGACCTTCAAGCAGTGGGCGCACCTTCCAACGTGGTGAAGCTAAGCTAAACGGATTTGACCTTGAAGCGGGGCTTGCCTTTTTTAGTGCGCGGGCTCCGCATCTTATTAGGTGCTTTGCGCTTGCCGTTACCTTGACCGATGGGTGTGCCATGCTTCTTAATTGTCACGGCTTTAACACCCACCGGCAAGCAATTACTAGCGTGAGAGATTTCTAAGTTGTTCAAGTGTCCGAATTGCCTCAGTCTCACCAAACCGCTTATTTACGCGCTTTTCTAGCGTTTTATTTTCTTGATTCATTTCTTCTTTTACACTGTCGCGCTCGCGCATACGCGCGTCTATGCGCTCATCCATTTTGTCTTGGGTGTACTTGCTCTGTGGGTTTTTGGCTTTGTCGAGCGAGTGCTTTTGCGCGGGCTTTAAGCCTTGAAATGCAGAAGCGCCGTCCTCGACTGGAAGCTCCGCTTGATCCATGATGATGTCGGCCTGCTCGGATTGTTCAGCATTGGCAAGCATTTGCTCAAGCTGAGCATCTTCACCCGTGTTCGCTTCTTGGCTAGAGAGAAGCCCCAGCCAAGGAGACATTCTCGACATCTTCCCGCCGATATCTTTCGCAGTACTAACAGCCGAGGTGTTTTTGCCAAACTTCTGTAGCAGGGCTTCGGCTTTTTTCGGGTCCATGCCGCCGTCTAAAATTTCCTTAAGCAGCTTGTCTATCTGACTCGTATCCATGAGTGATTCCTTTACAAGCCTTTACAGCTCGTCGTTTTTAACTCTTTTTTCGATTTCTTCGTCTTGGGGGGATTGCTTCATTTTGGAATCCTCCTCTTTAGGTTTCTTAACCCCAGCCTTCGTAGGCATAGGCTTATTGTCTTCGTCGACAATTTTAGCGTAAGCCTTCTTCAAATCGGCAATGGAGGTGATGGCTTCTTTTTGGGTCTCAGCGAGTGCCGCCACCGCTTTTAAAAGCTCCGGGTGTTTTCGGATGGCTTCGGCTTTGATGAGGACTTTGAGGGCCTCTTCCACTTCCAGCGGGTCGCGCTCATTTCCATCAACTCTCATTTTTGCTCCTCCTCGGGGTCGGCTAATAAACTTTTCCAAATGTTGGGTTGTCGCTTGAAATCAATTGTCCCTGCTCGTAAAGCTTGGCCCGTTACGGGTGCAGCCTTTCTTAAAGTTTGTCCGATTGCAGTCCTGCCCGCTGTACTGCCCGCACCTGCTCCAATCAGAGTAGCCAAGAGTATTTTTTGTGGGTCGCGTTCCTCTTGCCCAAAGGCACTCAGAGCGCCGCTTAAACCACCCCCCAAAACCCATGGGTTTTGTAGTGCGCTTGCACTGCCGCCCTTAGCTTTCGTTCGAAACTCATTGGCGACTTTCGTTTCCTTTAGGCCCCCGAGGCGTTGGTTGCGCTCCCAGATGTCACCACCCACACCACTCTCAACAGCGTCGGCCATGTTTTCGACGGTTTGCCGAGCTTTCCGGCCGGTCGCTTTGTAATCAGCCATGGTGTGTCCGAGTTCGACCACCTGGTCTGGAATTTTATTAGCGCTCGGAACTGCACCCTTCACACCCCAACCCTTACTGCCTGAGATAATATTTTGCGCCCGTTGCTTTACGTCATTGACGAGGCTAATCCCTAACAGAGCAGGGTACGGGGCTTTTCGATCTTTCTCTAAAACCGCCATAACCTCAGGGGACATCAGGTCTTCCTTTGGGATCTTTAAGGAAGCTCCGTCTTCTGCGGCGTGCCTAATGGCTACTCTATTTTTAGCACCCAGCTGCTCTATGAGTGCTTTTCTTTTCCGGTTTGCCGCCGCCGAAGTCCCCACAAAACCCGCCTCAACTAAAGTCTCTCCGGGTGGGGTGTTACCTAGATGCTCGGCGATTGCGTCGGCGGAGTTAAAGGGGCTTTTTGCTAGTGAGGTGCCTGCTTTTTCAATTACATCACCTGCTCCAGTACCTCTCGCTAAAGACGCACCTACGCCCCGAAGTTTTGCGAGGAGCTTTTCTTTTAAGCTAGCCCCACCCCCCATTTTCAGCGCTTTTTTCTCAGCGAGAGCTGCCCCACGTTCAATGGCGGGGAGTCCTTTTGGAGCACCGCGCATGAGCTTTCTTGCCACGCTTGAAACGCCTGCCGCGCCCCCGGGCGAGAACGCCATATCCAGCCCGAAGGTAGCTGCGTCTTTTGCAGAAATATTTCCAAAGGGGGTTTCGAGGGTAGGGCCTTCGGGCACCCCGGCCCTGTCGGCATACGTTTCTGTGGACGGCGCTTTGCCTAAGATCGTGTCGCCAATGTCCCCCATATTCATAACGTCTTTGCCAGTTACGGCCTCAGCGATAGCCGCAGGGATAACGGACGCTCCCGTGCGCACATAACCGCTCGTGTAGTCCACCGCCCGGAGCCCATAGTCGAGTGCACTTTTCCAGAATCCGGGGGCGGGCTCTTCGAAGGACTCCGACAAATCCTTTACGTGGCCTTGTAAAATACTTAGGGCTTTGGCTTTTTTACCCGGGTCCTCAAGCCCTTGCACGACTTGATAGGCTTCTTCAATTTCTTGAAGTTCGTCTGGGGGCAGGGGCTCTTTCTCATTTTCCATTTTTTGGAGCCTCGGGTTGGTTGATGGCTTCTAGTATTCTATCCGCTATAGACTTCTTAGCCGCTGGAATGTCCGCACCCCAGCCTGAGCCTGGGCGGATTTTGGAGCGGGTTTTATCGTAGCCAAAGAAGTCTTCCGCATTCCCTGCAAGAAAATCTTCAGAGCGTTGTTCAAGACGTTTTGCGATTTGTTCGGCGGAGGCTCTTGCCCATTTATTAACAAGAACTCGGTCCATCTCAGTTAGGTTTTGATTTCTAAAAATCTTCGCCTCTAGTGCTTGGAGTTGCTGAAAGAATCCGGGGCCACCTGAGAGGCTTCTTACGTCTAAGTTAGAAACAGGGGTGAGCTTCCCCGACTTGACCATTCCTAGAACAGTCATCTTGTCGGTGACCCAAGATTGGGGGCTATTAGAAAGACGCAAAATATCCTTACTCGCCTCTAAGCTCTCAGTGTCGCCCCTGACTCCCTCGTACCCTTTCCAAAGGGTTTGAAGGCGCGTGGAGAGAATGCTTGGGTCAACGCTACGGCCGCCTTTTCCGGTGCCCAACGTAGTGCCTTTTTGAGTCCCTTGAGAATCCACAACTTGGTCGATCGTTTTGTCGTTGTAGCCCAAAGTGGTCGTCAATTTAGAGAGCAGCTGATTTCTTGCGAAGTCCGCCATCTGCTTTTTCACGCCAAGTTTACTTGCATCCACGGCGGCTTTTAATTTCACAATCGCCTGGCTTCTTTCGTCGGCACTTTCAGGAGCATCGTAGCTATCCGCAAGCTTGGAACCCGTCCACGCATCCACGAGCGCCAGGGTGGGCTTTAGGTTGATTTGCGGGTTGGAATGCTGCAAGCGCAACTTCAACATTTCTTGGAGATTACTTGCTTCAGAAAGGTCGTCTGAGAAAAACTCCTGAGCGCGCTGAGCGGCCGTTTCATACGCAGGGGTGGGTGTCACGTCTGGGCTTGATTTTTGATTTTTGCTTTGGGTCCCCTTGTCTCGGGTAAGAGACTTTTTACGATCTTGGGTGGTCCGCTCAGAGTAAGACATCTGTGGGTTGTATGTCGTCGCGGGGTCGAGTGTTGGCATACGGTTCGCGGGCAGGGGGCCTTGAATTTCGGGCCGTTGTCCTTCGTCTTGCTCCACCATGCGTGCGAGTTCGCGTCTAGGGCCTGAGCGAGCTAGCAAAGCGGCAAGTAATTTTTCCATTAGGATTTTGCCTGACTATCTTGGAGCATCTTCAAATACGTGTTTTGTAATTCTACGGCGTTAGCGGATTTTTGAGCTTCGTTCTTTAATTGCGCATCTTGGAAGTTTTTGGCGTCTATACTGCTTTGAATTTGCTGGCCTTGAGCAGCGCCTGAGGCAGCTCCTTGAAAGAGGTTGGACCAAAGTTCGGTAGGTTGTTTGAATTCGCTGGGGGTTTTTTGGCCCAGACGCCAACTGTGCCGGGCTGTTGCGTCCCGGACGGGGGCCTGCCGAGCGTACTTGTCACTCTCGACTTTCGATTTTACGGCGCCGGCTGCTGCACTTACCGCTGCAGCAATGAGCATCGCTATTGTAACGGGTTCCATTAATCGGTCTCCTTCAAATTAATTGCATGCTCTAGGAACACTTTACCTTCGTAGTATTTGATTCCGACGATTTTCGCTCCGAGCATCAAATACAATCTAAGCATGGGGGTATTGTCGTTTTCTACATATGTTTTCATGCGTGTGTAGCGCTCAGAAGCCCAGGCTAAAAGCTTTTGCAAGCCTCTGCCTGACCCCGCTGTTCCACGGGCTAGCGGCATGACTCCACCCCACTGCCAAAATACTGTGTTTTCGTCTTGCTCACGGGCGGTCAAGTACCCCTGGACAGCATTGTCCTCGTCTACGCAAATGAGGGCGTAGTCAATTCGCTCCCACTCGGGGTGAATCGTATGCTGGAAGACTTGCTTATGGAGGGTTGGGGAGAGTTCCTTCCACTCCAAGGGGGTAAGCTTTTCGACACGCATTTTTTTATTTGTCCTTCGCCTGCTTCATGGCATCGGCTATTTCTCCGGCCCCGTACTCTTGATTTTCGATGCCGTATTTATCCATGTTCCAAGTGTTGGCGCGATCGTTCTCTTGACCCGCAAGAGTTGCGTCGAATTGCGAAGCATTCATTTGGTTGGCTGTATCGTTTTGTCGGGTGAGTGCTTGCTGGGCTGTATCGGTTTGGTGAGAAGCTCGGTTGGCAATTGCCATGCCCGGCACTTTTTCCATCGCTCCCATGCGGTTCGTTTCATCTTGAATGTTGATGTTCGAGCGGTCCACAGCGCCTTGGCGAGTAACCGCTTGGTTTTGCATCATTTGGTCCCGCATTCCGGCTGAGCCCATACGCTCGGCCGCAGCACCGGATAAGCCTCCGCGCTGAGCAAGATTCGAGCGGCCGGTGGCCAAAGCGCCTGCCCCTTGGCTTGCAGCTAAATCGCGTTGGGCAATTTCCTCTTGGCCTTGCTTGTCGAGCATCATGCCGCCCCAAGCGCTATTGGCTTGCTGGCTTGGGTCCCGCATCGCGTAGCTTTTGTAGGCGTCGTATCCTTCCGTGTCGAGCGGGTTTTGCCCCTGCATGTCTTGCAAGGATTGGAGATTGCCTTCGATCTTTCCAAGCGAGTACTTTTTCAGGTTCAGGGCTTTGTAATCCTTAACCTTGGGGGCCCCTGATTTTTCAGGAGGCGCTGCCCCACTGATTACAGAATTTCCGTATGTGGGGTCTTTTCCGACTTCTTTGTAAGTTTTTTCTTCAGCCATTAGCTCATCTCCTCATAGTGGCTTGTATCCATTTCCACCGTGTTGTCCCCGTCGGGGATCATGGTGGATAGGGTTATGATCATTAACTCTCTGTATTTTTCGAGCAGCTCTTGTGCTTTCAAAGCGCTTGGGTTGCCTTCTTTTACGAGGCACTGCACTTTTGCGAATTGAATCACAAACGACGCAAACTCGGGGATGTCGCATTGATCGGTGGCTAGCGAAAGGGTGGCCGATTGGCGTAAGTACCAGACCGTCACATACGCCCCACTCTCACGAGCCGGTGGGACGAGCGTGATCCGAGGGCCCGCCGTTGGATTGGTAGGCAAGTAGCGGTAGTCCGCAGAGCCTGGGTTGGCATTGATTTCCGCAATCTTAGCGAAGCGGTCTTGCTCTTTGATTTTACGAATCGAGTAGCGAGACGATCCATTGTCAAAAGAGAGTGCGCGAATTTTGTTGGCGTAAATATCAGAAGGAAGCGCGTAGCTTGCCGTACCACTTACGAGAGTAATTGTGGAGGAGGTGAGAAAGTAATCCTCATACAACGTATGAATGAGGGCCTCGCACACGTCGATGCCTTCGTTGATGTACCCTAAAAGTTCTTCGGGTTGGATGAAGTCTTCGTCTTCCAAGTCCAGGTCTTTTAAAACCTTCTGTTCCATTTCAGAATATAGCCAACGCCTCATGCGCGACTCCCCTCTTGATAGCTTCCAATGAAGGCTCTCACCGACATGGGTCCTGTGATTTCACAATACAAGTAGCTTGAGTCAAACTTTGCATAATTCCAAGTGATTGTACCCGTTCCAAGAGTCGATGTTTGAATGACATCTTGTGGAGTAAACGAAAGTCCATGCCGAATTCGATGTGTGGCGGGGTAGGTGAGGGCGGCCAGGGTGAATTCAAAGAAGGTGAATTTCCCGCGCAAAAGAGCTGGCTCAGCCAAGAGATCTTTAAGCCTCCTAAAGTTTTCTCGGACAATCGGATCCTCGATTCGGTCGAGTTCAAGTTCTCTCATACGTTGCCCCCGTCTTCTTTCGTAGCGCCATGATAATGACGGTGGGAGGCCGTGAGTGTCGCAAAATACAGCACATACGAGAGCATGAGGAATTGCTCTCCTTTAGGGTAGCCCCGGAGCACCCATTTTTGACCCGCACCCACAGCCACTCGGTTGCCTGCGTCTGTGAAGCGGAGGGTGCCGCCTGAGGCGAGGGTGACGGGATATTCACGCGTATAGCTGTCGGCCGCAAAGGCGAGCGTATAACCGACCGAGTGGTCGGGCCAGTCAATGGCAATTAGGGCAGACTTCACGCCCGTAGAGACGCTCGCTACCGTCGCAAGCCCATAGGCATCTGAGCGCGCAACATTCGTGAAGGCATTGGAAATTTCAATTTGCTTGTAAGTGCAGCGCAGGTCCCCCGCTGGAAACCGCCTCAAGCGCTCAATCCCGCCCGAGAAATTCCAAATCGAGTCGGAGTCTCCCCACGTCACGTCGGGGTCGCCCCAGGTGATGTTTTGTCGAAAGCGAATTTCTGTGAGCGCTCGGCGGCGTTGGCCGTCATTGTTGTTGGAGTAAATTTGCACCGATGCATTGGATTCATTCGCAAGTGAAAGAAGAATCTTCGTCACCCACTTGCGAAGCGCGGTTGAGCCCAGGGACAGCGCACACGACTTGTACTTATACAAAATAGTATCGGAGGTGTTTCCCGCTAGATTGTAGTCGGTCGTATAGCTTGCGTCGTGTTTGAGTAAGCCACACACGCCTTGGGCCGTAGCGCGAATTAAATTTGTGCCGTTAAATGACACGGCTGAGGGTTGAAAGTGAGTCCCTCCGCTTGCGGTAGTGAATACGGAGTCGGGCTTGACTCCAAAATTTAAGTCTAAGATAAAGCATGCGTCGTTTTCAGTGGCGAGCGCATCCCGCTGCACAGTCCACCACACGCGTTGCTCCAGGGAATCGTAAGCACCCACGATTCTTTTTTTCTTAACCGTGGTCGTAACTAAGCCCGCATACGTATCGTTGATTTCTTGAGAGATCCGGAGCACGCGGTACCCATCGGTAAAATAAAATCCGTCGCGCCCCCCAAACAAAATTCCATTTTGAATGGGAACGATCGAAAGATTGCCAACACACCCCACGGTTGAATCGATTTCAACAGGTTCGTACACGCCGCGTCCGAACTCATCGACGAAACCATCCACGCGGTAGACGCGGTCTTTGCATAAAATAATAGGAAGCTTACCGATGGCGGCCATGCCTGTGATTTCTGACTTCACTTCCACTTCAAAGGTAGTGGGCACGGCGTCTGAGTTGCCTGGGACCGAGTGGCGCGCTTTATTCGGGTACACCACCACCCCCTCTTTAATGTGCGCGTACCACATCACATCGTTGGCTATGGCTAGGTACTTGGCCTTGGGTGGGGTGTCGTTATCAACGATGCCCCCTTCGGTGTAGAGCGTGATGTTTGCGGCTTGAATCGTCGTGTCCGAGGCCGAGTCGTTATAGGTAGCCGTGCCGTTAGCGACTTCACCTAAGTAAAAGAAGGTCCCCCCTCCTGAGGTAGTGCGGTAAATCTTGATTTTAAGCGCACTTGAGACGACGTAATTCTCGCCCGTGGCGTTGGCGTAGGTGGGGATTAGGGTAATAGCGACGGTTGTTGCATTGGGAGCGGCTGCGCTTGTGATTTGTACGAGCTTGGGCTTTCCGAAGTCCTCAAACGTCACCGTACCAATCGTGTAGGAGCGGTAGTGAACGAAGGCGTAAATGTAGGAGTCTACACCCGCTGCGGGTGTGACGGTGGGTGAGGTAACAAGATCAGGAAGCCCCACCGATACGAGTTCTTGAACGCTTGAACCATTCAAATAAGTTTTCGAAACGGGCGTCGATAGGTCGTCTCGGGTGACAAACAAATGCTTGTTCCACTCGGCCCAAGCCACTGCATGTGTGGTGGACGTGTCCGCCCCAAATGCTGGATTTCCTGTTGGGCCATTCACCACGGCCCAGGTGCCCAAGACTTGTGAGTAAAGTTTGTTTGCGATGTGCGCGAATTCTTGCTCTTGGTCTTTTTGGTAAGGCAGTGCTCCGATGCGAATGGAGTCAGGAAATGCGGCTGCGTGGGTGGCGTCTGAGAGCTGGGAGCCCGGGCGTAGGTAAAGCTTTTCGTTAGAGTTAATAAGGAGGTTATCCCCCTCTTGAAACCGCGAGGTGGGGCCGTCGACATAACTGTCGGTCATACCACCTGAGAACTTCGCGACTTCCTGGGCTTCTGACATTAGCGATACACCGCTCTCAGGGTCATGCCTGTTTTATAAACGTAGGCGTAGTAGACGCCTTCGGTCACTTTAATGATTGTGGGGAGCATGCGACTTCCCACCTGAGCCGCGTCGTCGGACACGGTCACGATGAATTCCATCTGAAAGTCAGAAAAGGTAATGCCTGTGGGAAGTGTGACGGTAGCTCGAAAGCCTGCAATCCCTTGGTCACTCCAAACGCTAATGTCTTGGGTGAGGGCTTGGGTGGAGGTAGCGGGGATAAGCTCGGAATCCTGCCCGTCATGTGTATGGTCGTTTTGGATTTGGGCGTTGTCTGCGAGCGCGTCCCAAAAGAGGGAGCCCCTGTCGCCATCCTCGGGTTTTTTAATTCCATTACTGAGGGTTAACATCTTTTAGCTCCTGTTCTTTCTCAGCCACAATACGAAACACGTCAAAGGCTTGGGTGGCGGTCATGAGTTTCACGCCTTTGTGCCACTCCTTGCAGCCGAGTACGTAGACTTTAAAAAATTCACGAAAATCCGCGTAGGTCATGGAGACGTACTGATCAAAGACGGGGTCTGAGGCGCCGATATGTTCGCCTGATTTAGCGCGAGAAATACCGGGGCTAGGTTCGCCCTCCACTCTAAAGCCTGAGTCACCTGCCCAAAGCTTGCCGTGCCAGTCGGGGATGGTTCCACCATGGGCGCAGCCTCCGATGTTAAGGAGCAGGAATGCGAGGAGGAGCTGATGGCTTACGAAAAAGGTCCTCAAGTCCGCTTGTGTCTTTTTCATTTTGTGCTTTCTCCGCAGCCGCATCAAATTTACTTAGCTGAATCCGCACCGTCACGAAGCGCACACCACTCTGAGCGGCCTCGCCAATCATCTTGATGACTTTGATGATTTCAGGAAGGTTTTGAAACAGTGTTACAATCCCCGTGACGATGGCAGATACAGGCATCGCCTTAAGCCTTAACCGGGAAAAGCTTGTCTTTAATTGTTCTCAGCACGTTACTCACAAGCTGAAATACGCTGTTTGCTTTGACCGCAGGAATTAAAGCGAGTACTTCGCTCAAAGCAAGTAACAGTACAAGAATCGCTGGGATCGCAAGGGACCAATCCATGGTAGCCTCTCTTTCAAATACCTAGTGTAGGGGTAAATTACTTACTTCTCGATCATTTTCTCAATGAACTGCTGTGCTCCACGCATTCCGTAAAGTTTGTACTCGATATGCACCCGGGACCAGCGGCACGACAGGGAGAGTTCATTATGTGGGCAATCGAGGGCGGCAAAGCCCCCTCCCCAGCGAAGGCCAATTTTATCGCAAGTATCTTCATACAGCGCCCACACTTTGTCGGTGGAGCGGGGCCAGAGGGGCTGGCTTCCTTCCCATGTGGTCCAGTCGCTTGCACACCCGTAATTGTGGGGGCTTTGCCCCCCCTTGGCGTTCGTGACTGTTTTTCCTGGGGTTTGTCGCCCTTGTGCCCATAGGAGGTCTTGCTCCTCGATCGTCCGAATCCCATAATACGGTTGCCACTCCTCAGACAGCAAATCGCAAAGGGCATCGTAATAAGGTAAGTACAACGTGGAGAGCCCTTTTCTAAATTTGGTGCGTCTACTTTCGGTCATCCCGAACCCCGAGCTTGTATTTAATGAGCCTGATGTCGGACCTAATGGTCGCTACGTCCTCACTGTAGAGGTCTTGCTTGGTTTTGATTTCAAAAAGAACCCGTGCACTTTCTTGGACCGTGCCCGCTAGGACCGTGAGCCAAGCCGAGCCCCCACCAATCACGACGATTGCTATGCCAATCGGTACGAGAGTTTTATCGGTGAGAGCCTTCATAAGTCACCTTTCCCAAATCGACTGATCGCAGCCCCACTCTTGGTCGGGGTCGTTAATCATTTTGACGACATCGAGCTGTTGCTTAGCTAGAACTGGCTGACAATTCTTTCGAACCACACGAACTGTTCCGCATCCACTCAACATTAATAAAACTAGGAACGGGATGAGGAGTTTCATTTAGTAGTTACCCACTCTTTCAATGGTGAGATAGTTTGAGCGGTTATCGCCACTCAACGAGAAGTCGCCGCCGGTTCTATTGTGGTCTGCATGGATGTTTATGGTATCGCCAGCAAGAAGTTTCAACGTCCCCTGTACGACTGTCTGAAACTCCATTGTAACTGAGGTTTGCACCGACTCTGAGCTAACGTAGACGTTCGTGCCATTTTTCCTGATGTAAATTCCAAAGAAATTGCCTGCTGCCCACGCTACTGATGCCGACATAATTTGTGAATATACCCGGTATCGACCAGACCCCAGAGCAGTAAAGATGCCCGTTGCAGCGTTGTATGACCCGTGAGAGTCATCGCTTTCAACTTCAAAAATGATAGTTTCTCCGCTACCCGACGCTTCTAGTAATTGTGCCGACGTTTGCCCAGCGGAAACAGCCACACTCTCACTCGCAGCCACGGCGCTAGAACCTTGGACTTTTTCGACAGCGAAGTAAGAATAACCTGCTGTGCTAAAAGCAGCTGCAGAGGGATTTTGATTTGCTCGAAGAGTAATAGTGTCCCCAGCAATACAATTTACAAGTACATAGCCTTGAGGCATCACACGATTAGTGACACTGCTCCAAAAATTTACACGGTCCAGTAGGGCATGAAATGAGCCGTTTTTGTAAACGCTCAAGTCTACGTTGTTCCCCGAAGTCCATGCACTATTTGAAGTGGTGTACATCCCTCCTGCCCGATAGACACCCGGAACTTTAACCGTATACGTTCCTGTCGCCGCATTCATCGCGTCGCCGAGCGTATCAAATTCAGCACTTGCGAAGGTTAAGGTAGTGTCAGTTAGTCCAATTGTCGTTGATGTATTGATTGCTTTCGCAGCAACAACCCGCCCATCCCCCGCGTCCGCGCTCATGATCGTGGAGGATGACCAGCCGGAGACAGCTACTTTCGCAAAGAATGAAATTTTTGTCGCATTGTTGAAGTTGGTGCCAAGTAGTTTTGTTAGTGGGTTTTGAGAGCTAGCAGACCTTCCGAAAGTAATGTACCCAACGCTAGGCTCTATTAATGTGTTTTGAGTTACGGTAATAGCGGCGTTCTCACCAGCCCACCCAGCAATGCGAACTGAACCAATCTTGTCAGTGCCTGAGCTTGTCGCATTGTTAGGCAGCGACACACGCGCTTCAGCTCCCGTGTTAGTTCCACAGGTGAAAGCTCCCGTGATTTCCACCTCATCACCAACTCGACGCCAAAATGTTTCAACGGATGTTGCAGTTCCAAAACCAGTGAATGTCGGTGTATAGCTTGACCAATCAGTAACAGGCACACCACGCGGCGCAGACTTTTGCGGACCGACATAAAAATCATCAATCTTAAGTGTGTAGCCCGTGGCAATCGTCGCTTGATGAATCAAAATCTTGTAATAAAGATTAGACGCGTGCGATTGAAACACGCCTTTGAACATCTCAACTCCGGATGCTTTTTGGATTTGATGAGGTGCAAGTTGCGTCACTTCAAGATTGGTTGTGTAGCCCGAATCAGACGCGCTCACTGCCCATACGGTCATATCGCCCGTAGTGTACGATGCAAATGTTCCTAGCTCATAAGGGAAGCTCACTTCCATCATTGATGCTAAGTCGCGACGATTTAGAATGAACGAGAATGCAGCTCCTTCGCCAACAGCTGCTGCGACCGGAGTAATAAGAAGTGAACCGCCCCCGTGGAGCGTGCTTGACGTTGTCCTAGCTGAGGTCAAGCTAACTGTCCCGCCCAGTCCGGCAACCGGAGTTGCTGCGGCGTCGTCGTATGTAGACCAGCCCGTACCTAATAGGGTTTCAAAATCCGCGTCGTCGCCTGTTGCGTAGTTGTTTGAATCCCCACCGCCACCGCTGGCCATATCCCCCCAAGACACACCGTCGTGGTAGCGAGGCGTGTTGGTGGTCGTATTAAAATACATGCGGCTCTTCACCGCGCCCGTACCTGTTGGGTCAGAGGCCAGCTGTTCGAGTTGCGCTACTTTGAGTTGTCCGTAAATATTTGCCATTTGAATCTCCCTTACTCAATTCCAATGAGGCGATAGCTTCCCGCAGGCAAAGGCACGCTCACCGTGAGTGTGACTTGGGTTGCGGAGATCGCCTTGATAGATCCTTCAATGCGGTCGAAGTCGTTCGCGTTGTCTGTTAATTGCCAAATACATCTTCTAGCGTCCGCCACACTCGCTGAAACCGTAACGGTTTTAGTCGTGTCTGTTCCATTCCAAACGGTATCGGATATAAATTTGGAAACCCCTAAAACCTTCCAAGTCCCACCTTGGTCCACGTAGGCTTTGGTTTCGTCGATCGTGTAGACTAATCTCCCGATGGCACTCGCTGAAGCGGTAGCCGCTGCAATCGTTGCTACGTTTTCAATGCGAAAGCCGTAGAATTGCCCCTTGGTGTAAATGTCTTTGAAGGACGTGGCCGCTGCGCCAATGTCCCGGGTGTTATCGGCGTCCGCTGCAAGTGTACCCACGTGGACGATGGAACCCGTCGTGGTGTTGGCCGAGTTCGGACGCAGCGTGAGACTTTGAGTCGTAAGCGTTCCACCCGTTAGCGTCTGCCCACCTGAGCGCCCTGCAAGGAGAGCGTACTGGGTGTGGTCGTCGTCAGAGAGGCCGGAAATTGTGCCGTGATCCACTTCAGAATCCGGCAAGCTTCCGACCCACTTCGAGCCGTCCCAAAAGAGAGTCATCCCTGCGCCAATGCCTGTGTTGATGTCGCGAAGGCTTTGGAGCGTGGCAGAACTAATTGAAGTCGTGCCGTCGTGAATCGAGGTGCCCAGGTACAGTGTACGGAAACGTCCGCCGCCTACACCCAAGTCTTTTGTGTTATCCGCCGAAGGCGTAATGCTTGACGAGGACTGAACAACCCCGGATCCGTCTGGAGTCAGAAGTAAGTTCCCGTTCGTATTCAGAGTGGAAATAGTATTCCCATCCATACGAATGTTGTCCGATTGGACGTAACCCGTGACAACTAGGAGTCCAGTCACCGTCTGACTGATCGTGGTCATCGAGCGTTGAACGTCTAGGATCCCCGCAGCGTCGGGAGCGAGGATGATGTTTCCACCCGCATTGGTGGAGGAAATTGTATTGCCTAGGATGCGAATGTTGCCTGCGTCGAGCTGGGTTACTGTCGTTACTCCCGCCGACAGGGTGCCTGTGGTCGAGAGGTTTTCATTGCTGAAGCTAATCGCTCCTGAGACGGACGTGATGGAGCCCACACCTAAAATCAAGTCGGCGCTAATCGTCAGCACACCACTGGCAAGGGTGCCCGTAGTCAAGAGATTCTCATTATCGAATGAGATGGCACCCGTAGCCGACGTGATCGATCCTGTGGCAATGAGTAGGGCACTGCCTCCGGAGTTCACGGTCAGGGTGGTTGAAACCGTCGCTGCTCCCGTTACCGAGAGCGCGCCCGAGGCTAGGGTGCCACTTGTAGAAAGGTTGAGAGCCCCGAAGCTGATTGCGCCGCTGGAATCAGTCACGGAGCCTGAGGTTGCCGTGAGCGTACCCGCTTTGACGGTACCCGAGTGGAGTGTGCTCCATTTCAGAGCAGTCGTCCCCAAGTCTAAAGTGCCATCGGCGGTCGGTCGGATGGAGTTGTCGGATTGTACGTATCCGGTCGTGTTGAAGGAGTTGGCGTTGAAGGTGAGATTTTGCCCAGTCAGTACGCCGCCATAGATGCGTTGACCGGCATAGATACCGCCAATGGCACTGCCCGCATCGTCCGAGTCGGTCATCCCGTACTTGTGGACGTACATGTATTGCGTGCGGTTAATCGTCTCGCCGAGAATGCTCTCGGTCGTCCAATCGACATCGTAAAACTTTTTCCAAGCCGAGACGCCCTCGATCGAACGGTATACGTAGCCTGCGGCCCGCCCGTCGCCATCGTCGAGTACGACTACATAGTCATTGGTAGCGGGCGTGGGGTTAGCGGCCGTAGCGGCGGCAAGTGTGGCGTAGGACCCAATGTGGTTGGGGTAAATTACGGAGATCAGGTAATTGAGGATGTCTTCTAAGTTCGAAGTGCCTGGTACGGCCGCATTCGAATAGAAAAACTCAGACACGTCATGTTTGTAGGGGTGCTGAGCCTGGGACATGACTTTAAACCGGGTATGATCAAAAATACCCATTAGATATCCATCGTGGCAGAAACCCACGCACTGATGGATTCTTTAAATTTAACCACCCGAGAGCTGCCCCCCGAGTACGTATACTCGGTCAGCAAGCAAGAGTCGCCGTTAAGCGCACTAGACGTAGCTTCGTAAACTTGAATCGGACGGTCCGAGCCATCATATACAATGTATTGCTTGATGGCCTGCTTGCCAAAAGCCCTAATAAAGTCTGTTGGGTGCGGTTGACCTAGCGGTTCCATGCTTAGTCGTCCCTCTCTCTTTTATACAGTCTACTGGCCTTGTTTCTTACATACAAACCATTTAGTACTGCCTCAACTACCTAAAAGTAGGGTGAGACATAAATCTGACGTTACGCTTGAATAAGTGCATTGAATCGGTCCACATATGCCTTGAAAGTCGATCCGCCATAAGCTTGAAATTGAATGTCAACGACTCCAGCCTCAGTCGGTGTGAAGGTTATTGAAATCGTTTCGTAGGTGTCTACAGCTGCTGCTGCGGTAGCAACTACATCAGCAACAACCCCAGCTATTTGACCACCTGGACAAACTAGGCGGAGAGTCAATCCAAGGTTATCGCGTTTCACACGCGCTGAAACTGTGACAGCAAGGTTTGCAGCACACGCAACTTTAAACCCTTCATGACTTGCAATGGTACCAAAGATTAATGGATTGTCAGAGTCTCTAAGCGTCGCACTTGTGACTTCAATCATCCAACATGAGCCCGATGCTTTTTCTCGATTCGCATCAGTTACGCTTGAGATTCGCCCACCTTGTTTAGTGATCCGGTATGTATTAGCAACCCCGTTAAAGTTGTGGTGATAGATATGTGGCTCTAAATGAGTCGTCGTGCTCGAAACCTGGTTTGCATCGTCCAGCGTGACGTTAAATAAAAAGTTGCGCCCAGAATCTATAAGTATTGAGCCCGATGCAGCGAGGTTATTACCGACAAACGTGTCGTAAACACGATTTTGACCATGGTTCAAAAAGTCTACTCCATAGTTATTATTCCGGATTGTAGAACTTTTTACGACGTTGCTACTGGCGCCAAAGACTAAACCTCTGGATACATTTCCGTAAACTTTTACACCCGTTGCCAACGATGAATAACTCAGTCCTAAGCCGCCGACTGCATTTAGCTGTGTATTTGTATTGGTGTAGGTATTCCTTGCGGCAAGAGTGTTTGCAAGTACTCCATAATTCGAATGCCCGTTTGAATGGACAGAATCTAGGGTGATGTTAGTGGCGCCGGGTTGATAAAACCCATACTGATGATGTATAAAATTAATTTTTGAAACTGTTATATAAGCGCAAGTACTCGCAAATCTAATTCCGATATCACTATTTGACCGCATCGTAAACCAAGACTCACCGGTTTGAGTCGTCATGTCCGTTGTGTTCCATCCACCTGAAATTATAATCGGACTTGCTTGCGTGCCTGCGTTAGTGAGTGATCCCCAAGACGAGGCCGTAGTGCTCCCATTATCAATTCCTACAACGGGTTCAATTTTATACAAACTCACTGTCTCGGTCGTTCCCGTGTATCCGAATAAGGATGCGGAATTCCCGTTCAGACTCACACCGCCGCCTAAAATTAGTGTAGTCCCTGAAATAGATTGGAGAGGTAGGAATGATTCGCCTGATGTATTTTTTCCGATTGCTGAGGTGAGACTGAGAGAATCATCTGCTGAAGAAGCAAGGCACGCATTTATGTTATCCAGCATGATAGTAACATTTCCTGGGTCGCTCACCGCATTCAGAGCGATAGATTGGATTGCGCTTCCCAACGCCGATCCCTTGTCGATTGTGACCGGCATCCAGAATCCTGCTTTTAAAGCGACGTTAATAACTAGCGTGTCAACTGCGGTCACACCGGCAACGTCGGAGCAAAGTCTAAGAGATAGGACGCCTGAAGCAATTGCTATACCGGCTCGAATCCAAAATGTGACCTGCTGGTAACCACTGAAATCGGTTGAGGTCATCGCTTTGTACGCAATAATACCGGTCGTAAAAGCAGCTGCCACAAGCAAGTTTGCTGCGGCAGTACCTTCCTTAAATGTCACCGTTCCAGCCGTAGCGGTTACGTTAGCTGACCCTGTCCATACCGTCTCGCAGTCTTGTATTAGGAGATTTTTAGCAGTGGCTAAAGTAATCGTTTTAGATAGGTCCGTAAACGTAGCGTTTCCGACTAAAGTTGCGTCAGGAGTTTTTGCAACTCGAACTGTATCGCCCGCAGCTAAAGTGACTCCACTCATGTCTTTTTTTCTAAGAGCAAACGTCAGCCCACTATTTGCATTGTCTCCACCGCTTCGATCAAAGTACCAAGTCGCCATAACTTATCCTTTTGCGTAGGCAACAAACGGTGCCGCGCAATAAACATAATCCATTATTTTTAAATCGATAGCACCGCTCGCCGGTACGAAACAAAAAGGGGAACCGCAGTAGACCGTGCTCAACTGAATTAAAGTTCTTCTTGTGCCGCGCTGGCCAGCATAAATCCATGTGGCCATTACGGCGTACTCTTTAGGGAAAATGATAAGTCAGATGCACTAGCCGATGCGCTTATAATTAGAGCGATCGTAGTTCCTGACCCAACGACATTAGCGGCGGTTGCCGTGAACGTCTGCTCTGTTGTAGTAATCGACAAAGCCGCATGTCCCGTAACATTCACTCCATCAATCTGAATCGCTACAGTGCAAGTTCCGCTTGCGAGCTGAATCACAAGGTCAGTTAGCGTCTTAGTCCCTTTTGCCGATAGTTCTAGCCGGTAGGTTTTGTCTTCGACGAATCCGATTAGGCCATTTATGATTCCGGGTTCACCGCTAGTTCCAGTAGCGCCCGTAGTTCCCGTCGCTCCTGTCGCACCGTTAGTTCCGTTGGTTCCGTTAGTTCCATCTGCACCCGCAGTGCCTGTCGGTCCCGTTGGCCCGGTTGGTCCCGTTGGTCCTGTGTTCCCAGTTGCAAGCGTCTCAACCCCGAGATCGTCTTTAATGTACATAAGCCCATCGGCTTTTGCATAAATATAGACGTAGCCAGATGGTGGCGTTCCGGGTGCGGCATCTTCTTTGATAATAATTTTTGCCATAATTTATCCTAAGAGAACTAAGTCGCCGTCTAGTGTTAGGTCGCCGTCTATGGTGACATTATCGAATAAAATAAATTGATGATTCGTCGGAAGCACGTAGGTAAATCCATCGGCAGGTATAATGGTTTTTTGAAACAGATTAGCTGCAGCTGCAATCGTAAGTACGTTATTCATGACAGCATTCAATGTCCCGTCAGGGTCCGCTTTCCAGGGGCTCGGCCCTGATCCGCTTCCGATTAACGCCATTTAGCCAATCTCCAATATCCAAACAAAGCTTGTTTTACCGGTCTCACAAACGCCCCAGATATCAACCGCCGCTCCTGCGATAATGTCTGCAGCAATCTCTTCAAGTTGATATTTAGGATAACCCGCGTTTACAAATATTCCAGACGCAGCCGGTGTTTCAACTCCAGCAACGGTGACACTCGAATTGCCAACGTAAATAGGCTCAAGCCCGCCAATACGAATGCTCACTGTATTTCTGAGAGAGTATGGGACTGAAGGCAATTTAACGGGGACATCACCCACCGTCATTTTAGTTGTCCGAATGCCTTGGCTGAGTCCCGTTGCACTGAACGAACCCGTAGTAGTGCCTGAAATTTTCAGGAATCCACCAGCATCGACGATCAGTTTTCTAAAATCGAGCGCAGTACCGCCCAGGGAGGGGTCCAGCACCGCAACGGTATTTTGATTTGCTCCCATTCCTCACCCCTAATAAGAAGGCGGGGCGGGATAAGTCCCGCCCCTTCCTTGGACCTTATTGATACTGAACGTAAGCGACAATCTTACC